GACAGCGGAGCGGCGATTGGTTAAAAATTATCAACTATACGTATGTCACCGTGCAAATAGCGGGATATCGCAAAAATCAATTCGGATGGCTGGCGCAGCACAATGGACGATCGGTCGGAGTAATTGAGCTCGCGGTCCCGACCGAACATAAGCGGGCTTTCTACGGACTGGCGGACCGGCTGAAAACCGGCGAGGACCGCGATTACGTTTACGTGGAGCCGCGGATTAGTGTGCGCGTAAGGTTTAGGAATTGGACGCGGAAAGGACTATTACGCTCGCCGGAGTTCGTAGAGTTCGTCTACTTTACGTAAAACGAACAAGACGCGCGGACGAAGTTACTCATTACGTCGTCAATCCGCAGCTTAACGTGATAATCCGTCAATTCCTCGATAACCGCCGGTCCGTACATTTCTCCGTCAAAATAGGCGTAGATAGGCGTACGGCTGGCGGCTGCTTCGTATAGGTCGCGCGTTGAGATTAGCGGGGTCATTGCGGGTCGCCTCCGTTTAAACGGTATTATACGGTAATTCTACGTCAGATGTCGGAATCCTTCGGCATCTTTTTCGTTTGGGCCGTATATTTCAGCACAAAACGTGTCTACGGGTTTGGAGAGGTATTTAAGGCGCCCTCAGAGGCGCTTTTTACGTTGGATGGACGAATCGTTGCGGGTAGACTCCGCCGGTCCAGCGCCCCAATAACGCTAGAGGAGCGCGACAAATGACAACGGTAGTGGACGTACAAACAGGCGAAATGCTTGACGTAATTGGTTCGAAGAAATATCGAAATGGCACAGACAGTGCGCAGCAAGTCGTTATGAGCGTGGCGCCGGGCGAACAGGTTAGCGCAAGCAAGCCGAAGAAGTTCTCCAAGCACGCGGAATTTACGATGGTGTTCCACGGGAGCACGCGCGAGCTAGTCCGGTCCAAGACGCTGGGCGACGATGAGAAGGCGCTACTATTTTCGCTGCTCATCTACTTAGACTATGACCAATACGTAAAGGACGAGGACGCGTTCTTCGTCAACGTTAACCGAGCGGCCGATTTAATGGGATGGTCGCGGCAGCGTACCGGACGTGTTCTCGAGACGCTCCGGACAAAGCGGCTTATCGGTACAACAACGATCGGGCGCGCGAAGTATTACATGCTGAATCCGCGTTTCATCTTCCGCGGCGATACGTCTTCGTTAGCGTCGGCCGTACGTTTATTCGAACAGGCAGCGTTGGATGACGCGGCTTAATAATTACCATCCGCTTCCAATATGTTATGCCAGCGTAACATTAACGGTACGCTAGCGTAACATTGAAAACGGCAAGAATCGCATAACAGCGCGGTTTCTGGCGTTTTCCCTTTCTTATCCCCCAACGTAACGATAACGCGAAGGAACGGATAGGGGAGCGGAAGGGAATATCGGGGAAGAGCGCCCGACACTGCGGGACGGAAACCACGTCCCTTGTGTGATTATCCTTTTCCGCGTTGGTCGTAGCTAGGAAGGATCTCGCGGTACCGATATTAGTCTAGACGCGCTCAGTCTTGGCGCGGCTAGGACAAGGCCGGTTTGAGGCCGCGTCAGACTCTCTAGCTCCCGTTGGGTCGACCCGACCCTGCGTGAGCATTCCGTTATATATTCGTTTCCTAACGTTAATGTATCCGTACAGTTTGCGTATACATTTTCGCTACATTTAGTAGAAGCGATATTTAGCGGACGAATTACGTATGGCTACGGAAGAGTAGGGCGGAGGAATCGCGACCGCCTACCGCTTATTACCGCCCTATCCGACGAGGGCCTGCCGGACGGACACGCTTCAAAACTCACGGGGTGTCAAGCGGTATTTGTGGCGGCTGGACTCCGATACGAAATGACGCTGGAATCGCGCTAATGATACGATTTGGTACGAAGCTCCGCGAAAAAAGACGGAGTTGCTCGTATGCATAAATATACGCGGACATATGTACAAAATACATATGTTTTGTGAACATGTCCGAACCCGAAATCCCGCGCCACGCTTGAGTTCTTGAATTTTTACCGTCGCCCTCCGTATACATCGATTATACACGCGACTGGAATCCCGCATGGTTACGCGGTTTGCTACGATATGTCACAACGCTTGACAACGGAGGGAGCCCGTTTTTATACGGATTTTATACAGCGGGAGCGAACATGTTGCTCCGTCTTTTTTCACGGAGTTTGTTGACGGATCGTAACGCAAGAGTCCGTTTTGTATCGGATGGCGATCGTACGATCACGCTTTACCGCAGCACAGCGGAAGGGGGCGGGGCGGTCGTTGGAGCGCGGCCGGGCCTGACTCCGGATGATTTCTTGCGAAAATTTTAACCCAGGGGGTCTGCGTTATCGCAAAAATATGCGCCGCCTGCTCGAAATCCGAGCCTGACGTTAAGTTTGCGGGTACACATACTCGTTGTAATCGATGTAGGAACGAAAGTAGCCGCGAACACCTTGCGAGATACCAACGTGAGCGACGCGCCAAGAAGACCGAAGAGGTGCGCGCATATCACCGGGAACGGTCGAGGAAATACCGCGAAGAACAACCTCACATTGCGTTCTATACGACCTCGCGGTATCTCGCACGAAAGGCCGGGACACACTCGGACCTGACAAAAGAGGATGCTTTTGATATCTACTCTGCTGCGGAAGTGTGCGCTTACTGCGGTAAGGAAAGGGCGGAATCTGACGGTCCACGTTCGTTCCATATTGACCACGTAATTCCTATGAGCCGCGGTGGTCACAATAGTCGATGGAACTTGGTGAAGGCATGTATCAGCTGTAACACATCGAAGGGCTCCGATTCACTTTTGACATTCAGAGCACGGACTCCGACGTTTACCGAGAGTCGTTACAATGATGTCGTTGAAGGTATGGCGCTTCATTCCGGTAAGAGTTCAGATGATATAGTCACGTACCTCGAGCGGACATTCGAAGCCGAAACAAGATACGCGGAAGAAATGGCGAGGCTTTCCGAGCAGTTTTTGGCTGCGTAATCCGAACGTATAGATTTCGCACTCATTTCTCACACGTTTTAGACGCGCTAAGCGTCCGCGGGTGTTAACGTACTACCGACGAAATATGAACGAAAGGAGGCGCTATATGAGCGTAGATAAACGTAAGAGACTCGAAGCACGCTTGGACGGTCGTCAGAAGATCGCAGCATTGGCGTGTGTTGAGCGCGAGTTCAGTCCGCAAGATGAACGGATGGGTTTCGAAGAAATTGCGCAACTAGCCGGGGTCAGCCGTAACACGCTTTACGAGTGGCGCACGCAGAATAAATCGTTTATAGAATACGTCAATCTCATCGCGGACGATTACCTATCCAGCGCCCGCCCAACGGTCTATAAACGCTTGATGCAGCTTATTGACGCGCCGCAGCCGTCCGTTAAAGCGATCGACTTGTTCTTCCGCCGCGAAGGATTGATTACGACGCACGCCGTTGTTGAGACGAAACTTGACGGCGGAGGCGGCCGGGACAACGAGGACATCGCGAAGGAGATTGCGGAACTGGACGGCGTGCTCGGCGATGAGTAACGGAAGGGAGGCGTAGTAAATCGCTTTAGTCAACGGAAACTGGTTTAACCGCGATGAGCGCGCCGCCCGGATCGAATTGTTAACGGAGCGTGCCCGCAAACTTAAAGCGCGGTACGAGGCCGGTACGATAAACGATTATCAGCTCGATACTCTTCGCGCTGACGTTGCGGAGATTAAGCGGCTGAAACGGATTCACCGCGGGGAGCACGACGTTCTCTACTTTACCTACGAATACTTTTCGGAGGACGCGAATCCGGCCAATCCCGATAACCTAATTCCGCGCGGTCAGTCGTACGAAGAGGCAGCGGACTTCCACCGGACACTGTGTTCGCTACTCGACGAAATCAGCCGCGGCGATGTCGATACGAATATCGGATGGTCAGTCGGCCGTCGCCACGCGAAAACGGCGTATCTATCTAACGCGTTCATGGCGCACCAAATCGCGTATCGCCTGAAGCGTTATATCGTCGAGGTATCGGAGACGACGGACGTTGCCGGGGACTTCATACAATGGACGCGAAATCAACTTGTATTTAACGAGAAACTCCGCGAAGACTTCGGAGAACTCCTTTACGCTCGGAAAGCGCTGAACGACACGGACAACAAATACGAGTTTGTAACGACGTCCGGGACGAAGGTTGAAGCGAAAGGTATGGGGACGCAAATGCGCGGCCTCCGTCACGGATCGCAGCGGCCGGACCTGTTTCTGCTCGACGACCTCGAAAGCAGCGATAACACGAATACGAAGGAACTCCGCGCGAAGAATCTGAACTGGTTCCGGACAGAGATGCTCGAGGCGCTCGGCTTCGGCGGCATCTGCGTGTACATGGGAACGATCGTTCATTTCGACAGCCTCCTCAATCACGTACTGACGAAAAGGAAGGATTTCATTTCCCGGAAGTTTCCCGCTATCATTTCGTGGGCCGAACGCGACGATTTATGGCAGCAATGGCGTACGCTCTACAACGAGGACCGTGAGGACGCGCGCGAACGGGCTGACGCTTTCTACGCGGAGAACGAGGCGGAGATGCTTCGGGGAACCGCCGTGCTGTGGCCGCAAGCTTACACGTACAAGTACTTCATGGAAAAGCGCGAGGCTATCGGCACTAAGGCGTTCAATCAGGAGTATCTCGGAAATCCGGTCGACGAGGAAACGCAAGTATTCAAGCCGGAAGACTTCGTTTACTTCACGGATGACGAAATCGCGAACACGCAGCTCGACATTTACTCGGCCGTAGATTTCGCGATGGGCAAGGAGAAAGGCGACTATAGCGCGATTATTACCGTTGGGCGGAGTCCTAGCGGTATTTTTTACGTCCTGGACACGTTTCTTGAACGCGTTCACCCGGACGTTCTTCTCACGACAACTGTCGATAAGACGCTCGCCTTCCAGTACGAAGGTTTAGCGGTCGAGGCACAGCAAGCGCAGGAATGGTTCGCGCAGAAGGTAGCGGAGGAGCTGCAGAAACGCGGCTATCCGGCACATACGCGGCTAAAGCAGATTAAACAGCGGACACGGAAGGCACTCCGGATCGAGGCGTTATTGCCGGACATCCAAGCGGGCCGTATTCGGTTTAAGCGGGAGCAGCGTCTACTCCTCGAAATGTTCGAGCTTTATCCGAACCACAATCATGATGACGGGCCGGACGCGCTCTCTATGGCGATTTCGATTGCACGAAAAGGGAACAAACGTCCGGCGCAAACTACTGGCACCTATCGATACTAGGCCGAAAGGAGGTTGAAAATGTTTCGCACCGACCATATTAATTCGCTAATTTTTTCACCGGATCAAACTGCGATCGGCGCCCGCGAAGTCGAACGTATTCAGCGCGAAATCCGGCTGTATAAACGGTATGACGGGACGCTCAACGTTTGGTCCGACTATATTAAGCCGCACGGAATCGACTACGATCCGGCAGAACTTACCGTCGGTTATCCTCGAAAGCTCGTCGACACATTAACCGCGTGGCAATTCGAGAAGGAGCCGAAGGTAACCGTCCCGCCCGA